AAGCACACGCCTCGCCAGACGTCATAGGGCAGAGTGCCCTTCGGAGCCCGGCGTCTGCCCCCCGCTCTCGACGGGCTCTGAGGCCCTCCCCGTTCGCGCCCGTCCGGGGAGGGCTTCTTGCTGTCCTGTCCGGAGGCTCTCCCGAGAAGGGGTGGAGGTGCGTCGAATGCTGAAGTACGCGAGCGCAGCGATCATGACTGCGAATCTCGCCCCGAAGGGCGCGAGCCGTCGTGAGCTGCGAAGGTTCGCCCACCGGCACCACTTCGACTACGAGGTGCGACCGGGGTTCCTGTACGTTCGCTCGCGGGCCATCTCCAGTCGGTGCAACGACAACTTCGACGAGTTCCCGGCCGAGGAGCTGGCGAAGTCCTACAAGACCTTCATCGGCAAGCCGGTCTTCGTCAACCACGTCAACCACGATCACCGACGGGCCCGGGGCGTGATCATCGACGCGGCCCTCCACAAGGACGCGAACCGCGACGGCTCGAAGGACTGGTGGGTCGAGGTCCTCATGGAAGTGGACGCGGTCCGCTTCCCGAAGCTGGCCAAGGAGATCCTGGCGGGCAACATCGCGCGCACCTCCATGGGCTGCGACGTGGCCTTCAGTGTCTGCTCCGCCTGCGGCAACAAGGCCACCACCCCGGCCGAGTACTGCCAGCACATCCCGGGCTCCAAGGGCATGATGCTCTACCGCCGGACGGCCTCCGGCCAGAAGGTCGGCGAGATCATCCGCGAGACCTGCTACGGCCTGAAGTTCTTCGAGAACAGCCTCCTCGTGGAGCCCCCGGCGGACCCCACGGCGTACTTCCTGGGTGTCGACACCCGGGGTCTGGACAAGGCAGCGGCTCGGCGATTTCCTCCGTCCGAGGGTCAGGGTGAGCTGTTTTCGGAGGACATGTTCCAGCACACCCCCAAGACGCCCAAGGTCAAGTCCTCTCCGGACGGCTGGACCGAGGGAGAATCCCTGGACTGGGACCGCATCGGAGAGCGGCACCCGGATATCTACGGCGATCCGGAGGTCCACGAGGGAGCCGAGGGCGACGGCGAGGGCATCGGTTGGGCGGCCAGCCATCTGGCCCACTCCCGACCGGAGGACCCCGATGCCGATGAGCACGGCTCCTGGGATCTGATGTTCCACTCGGAGCACGTCAATCCGTACAACATCGACCACGCTCGGCACGGGCCCGGAGATGGTCGTGTGCAGTACGCCGCCGAGGGCTACCGCAAGAATCCGGAGCAGGTCCCGCCGCTGGTTCTCGTGCACCGCCACGGCGTCTACCAGGTTGCCGACGGCCACCACCGAGCCGAAGGCGCCAAGCAGGCCAACCAGAAGACCGTGCGGGCCTACGTGGCCTACTCGCCCTACCCCAACGAGCCCTTCGGTGACGGCGAGAAGGCTCCGTACCACGGCGCTGAGCCGCATCCCGGCAATCAGCCGCAGTGGGAGAAAGACTTCCAGGCGAAGCACTCCAAGCGGGTGACCCGGATCAACCTCGCGGACCTCGGTCTCAAGGCGCGGGCAGCCCGCAAGACGGCCTACGGCGAGCAGAAGGCCCCGGCAGACGTCGACACCCTGCGCGAGGACGCCTGCCCCGTCTGCGGCGACCGCGACACCTTCAACGGCGACACCTGCGAGGTCTGCGGGTACGTCGCCCCACCCAAGATCTTCCAGGACCCGGATCTGGAGAAGGCCCGGCAGATGGACCTGCGGAAGGACATCGCAGAGTTCCAGGACCCGGCCAACCCCAACCAGATCGGTCCGGACGGCCAGCTCGTCCAGGACCCGATGGATCCGAACGCCCTGGATGCCAACGGCAACCCGATCAATCCGGATGCTGCGGACCAAGGCCAGCAGCCCGGCATGCTCCCCGGAGAAGTACAGGCCGAGGTGCAGCCGGACGGCGACCCGATGGATCCCAATGCGCTCGGTGAGGACGGCCAGATCCCGGACGAGTCGGGGGCACCTGTAGACCCGTCTCTGCTCGGGCCCGATGGCCAGCCTCTGCCCCAGCAGCAGATGAAGCTGCCCGACGGGACGCCGATCGGTCCGCAGATCCTGCCCGGAGACGCGACCACCAACATGGGTCAGCCCTTCACCCCCGGCCCGAACATGCCGGAGGGGCCGGGCGAGCCCGAGGGTCCGGAAGGTCCCATGACCCCGGACGAGCTGGACGAGGACGGGCAGCCTCTGGACCCGGACGCGGGCCAGGGGACTCCCGGGACGCCGGGAGACGGGGTGCCGGACCTGATGTGCCCGAACTGCGGGTTTACCACAGACGCCACTCCGCCCACCTCGATCGACATGGACACTCAGACGCTCCCGAACGAGGGCGCGGCCCAGATGGACGGAGCCCAGGCGGGAGATGTCTGCCCGAACTGCGGCGCCGCTCAGCTCATGAGCCCCGCCGAGGTTCAGGGTGAGACGAGTGTCCCGATGCCCGTATGAGGAGAGACATGGAGATCCGTGAGACCGACACCACTTTCCACGGCCGGAGGGTCATCCAGGTTGACGAGATGTTCTTCGTTGACTCCGAGATCGGGACTCCGGTCACCGAGGCCAGGTGGGTCAGTGATCAGCGGGCCAATCTCTTCTACAAGGGGTGTGTCTACAACCGGATCGACCACACCAAGGAGTTCTGGCGGCTGGTCCACCCGGATCAGACAGCTCCCGAGCCCGGGACCGTCGTCTACCAACTGAACGACGATGGCACCGAGGAAGAGGTGGGTGTGCTTCACCCCTCGAAACCCTCCTGCGTCCACGCCGCCTGAATTCCACTGTCCGACCAGACCTCAGGCCCCGTAAGGGGTGAAGAGACCGCCCACGGCCCGCCGTGAGCCCGAACCAGAGGAAGTACATCTCATGGGTAAGCAGACCCAGTCGGGTAACCGACCGCTCATGCAGGCCATGGCGTCTCAGCAGAAGATGCTGACGGACCTCAAGGCCCGCAACGCGACCCTGGAGCACGAGAACGCCGTCCTGGGCCTCCAGCTCCAGTACATCGCCCGTCTCGCGGGCGTCTCGGCCGAGATGGACGCCATCCGCGCCAAGGCCGCCGAGATGCGGAAGAAGTCGGACATCGACAACCCGGCCCAGCCGGTGCCGAACCCGCCCTCCCAGCCCGCCACCGAGTCCACCGAGGAGGCGGCCACCCCGGAGGCCTACGACAACCCGAACCAGATCGGTCAGACCCCCGGTGCGAACCAGGGCGTCCCGGCGGCCATGACGGCCACCCCGATGGACCCGGGCACCTCGATGCCGACGGCCCCCTACAACAACCTCGTGGACGTCTCCGCGCCGGTCGCCGGTACCGAGACCCACACCCCGCCGGAGACCACCCGGATCGAGACGGACGTCCGCGTGGGCGACCCGATGAACCCTGAGACGGCCTTCCCGCTGAACCCGGCCTTCGGCCCGTCGCAGCAGCGCGGCACCACCCCGCCCCGCGACGGCGAGATGAGCCAGACCGCGTCCAGCCACCGCACCATGGCGTCCATCCGCCTGGCCCGGCTCCAGATCGCGGCGGGCATCGCCAAGGGCGACGATCTGTCCGTGGCGGCCAGCATCGAGGCGGACAAGTCCCTGACCGATGCGATGATCCGCCGGGAGATCGCCACCCTGTCCCAGGTGACCAAGGCCGCGTCCAAGAGGGAGCGTCCGGCCGGTCTGGTCCCGCGCGCCGCGAGCACCCAAGGCGTCCAGCGGACCATGCCGTCCCTCGTGACCCAGCCCGCCCCGATCACCTCGGTGGCCGGTGCGGTCGGCGCCTACGACGAGGACGCGGAGTCCCTCTTCGACTAGGATCCCGCCCCACCTCGGCCCCCTCGTCCAGCGCTCTGGGAGGGGGCCGAGGTGTCTTTTCAGAACTTGTTCCTGTCTTCCTTGGGGCGAGAGCACCCAAGGGGTGAGGAGGCCGTCTCGCATCCACATCGGGCAGACGGCTCAGAAACTGTCCGATACGAATAGCGAGATGGGAGGTAAGTAGTGCTTCGTACACGCATGGCGACCAGCTACATCAAGCGGACCTTCAGGCCGCTCTACGGCTGGACGCAGATGACTCCGAAGTCCTGCTTCCTGGACCCCGCGTGGGACCGCTCGGTGCAGATCTGGCCGGGCATGGTCTTCATGAAGACCGCCGGTGAGAACGTCAGCCTGATCAACGGAACGGGCGTCCCCTACGGCTTCGGCGCCCTGTACGTCGGCGGCGACGGCATCGACGAGCCCCTGGACGCCGGTATCAACACCTTCGCCGTCTGGGTCCTGTCTCCGGACGCGGAGGCGGAGATCCTGGCCCCGGCCTTCGACCCCACCGCCACCTGGGCGGACCCGGGCGACGGCACGGAGGCGCTGGTCTACGCCGGGACCACCGGCGCGAACCGGGGCAAGCTCGTCCCGGCGGGCACCGCCGGTGCCTCCGCGCAGCCGGTCGCCCGTCTGATCAAGGTCAACTCTCCCACGAAGATCACCATCGGTGGTCTCCGCCAGAAGTACTGAGGAGCTGACCTGAGATGACCCAGACTCTCGCCACCACTTCGTCCCTCCGGGGACGCATCGCGCGCAAGTCCGACGACTACGCCGCCGCGATCATCGCCCGCCGTGAGAAGGGTGCTCCGCTCTCTCATGAGGCGAAGGTCCAGAAGATGGCGCTCATCCTCTCCGACGAGGTCGGCGGCATCCGCCGTCTCGGCGTCGGCATGGTGGGCCCCATCCAGCTCAAGCTGCGCTACCAGGGCATCACCCGCAACGTGCTGGTCGAGGACCCGGTCACCCCGGGTACCCCGGTCGAGTACGACGTCTGGGACGACCTGGGCCAGGCGTACATCATGAGCGGCACCGAGGGCGAGGTCCGCGTGACCCCGTTCGAGGGCAAGCGCGTGCCGGTGCGGTTCTTCCGCATCGCCTCCCGTCCCGCGATCCGCAAGGAGGACCTGTTCTACCTGCGTATCAACGCGGTCGAGCAGGCGCAGGACGAGACCAAGCAGGCCATCCTCAAGCAGGAGGACACCCGCCTGCTCGTCCTGCTCCAGGCGGCGCTGACGGACTACGCCACCCGGCCGGACCACACGGTCACCCCGAACCACAACATCACGGAGGCGTCGGGCTACCTGACGCCGGGCTCGCTGTACTCGGCCGTCGCCATGACGGACATGCACGAGCTTCAGTCGGCGCGGATCCTGATCAACCCGTTCGACTTCCGCGACATGTACCGCTGGGACATCAACCAGACGGGCTGGGCGTTCAAGGACCGCGTCGTCGCCGGTGAGACCATCACCAGCTTCGGCGAGTTCCAGATCCAGCGGTCGATCATCGTCCCCCAGGGCAAGGTCTTCCTGACCCCCGAGCCCAACTTCCTGGGCGTCTTCCCGGTTCTCTACTCGCTCGACGTCGAGGAGAACCACATGGTGGAGGCGTTCTGGAAGGGCTGGGTGTTCGACGAGATGGTCAACATGTCGATCCTCAACCCCAGGGGTATCGCCACCATCACGAAGGCATGATTTACCCACCCTCTCCACAGTAGCACAGGAGAGGATCGCCTTGCAACAAAACACCCACCTCCTCTACTCTGGGGCGACCCGAGCAGAGGAGGTGGGTGTTTTATGGCCAGGGCATCCCAGAAGGACCGGTACATAGACCAGCTCAGGACCATGTACGTCGATCAGCAGAGATCCTTGTCCGAGATCTCTGCGGAGCTGGGCCCGTCGGTGCAGACCCTGTCCCGGTGGCTGCGGGAGGAGGAGATCCCTCTTCAGCCCCGCTACCGCAACCCGAACGCCGGACGTACGGCGGAGGAGCAGGAGCGGATCAACGCCCGCATCCGCGAGACGAAGGCCACCAAGGGCGGGGCCAAAGCCGGAGGGCGGAAGAGGCTTCCTAGGATCCATGTCCCCTGCGCGGTCTGTGGGGAGTCGTTCGAGACCCGAGCGGACCAGCCGAGGAAGACCTGCTCGCAGAAGTGCGGCCTCTGGTTGGCCAACGAGCAGAAGATGACCAGGGCCCGAGAAGAGTGGGCGGCCAACCCGGCATCTATGTGCCAGTGCGGGAAGACCATCCCGTACGAGAACCGGAACGAGTGGAAGTACTGCTCTCCGGATTGCCGCGAGACGTACGGCAAGAAGCGACAGGCTGATCCCGAGAACTACGTCACCTTCAACTGCCTCCGCTGCGACAAGGAGGTGACGAGGTACAAGAACTACGGCAACGGCCACAGCAAGTACTGCTCCAACGAGTGCGCCCAGAAGCACACCAAGGTCAAGA